AGAAGCACTTCGTTCTGAGGTGAGTTCAGTATCTGGACTCGCCTCTAAAGTTTTCCCACTCCTCGCACGGAGTCAGAATCAATCTCTGCTTGCGGCTCCTTATGTGGCTTACGTCTCAACGGAGGGCTTGCAAGAGAAGTCCCTAGAGGGCTATGAGGCCTCAAAAAGAGTCTCGTGCGAAATCCACGTGGTGCAGACGAGTTACACAACGATGAAATCCCTCACGAAACTGGTGATGGCGAAGATTCTGACGTTTCAAAGCCGCGTCATCGGCACAGGTGGACCTTTCATCCAAAATGTGACCTACCAAGAACCCGTGGAGCTTTACGACGACGAACCGAAGTTATATAGGTGCGTCATCCAATATGAATTTTACTTTTAGGAGGTTATAAAATGGCGAAACACGCAATGGGTACCCGTCTCAAAATCGGTGCCAACTTTATCGCAGGGCTGACGTCCATCTCGGGCATCGACCTGACGGCAGACACCATCGACGTCACGACTCTTGAATCTGCTGACAACTATCGCGAGTTCATTCAGGGCATGAGGGACGGTGGCGAAGTTTCCGTTTCAGGATTCTTCGAGCCAAGCGACACCAACGGCCAGAACCAAATCTACACACTTTTCAACTCTGGGGCGGTGACAGCCTTTTCTATCCTCTTCCCTTCGACTTTGGGAGCAGAGTGGACGTTTAGCGGCATCGTGACGCAAGCGACAACCAACGCAGAAATGGAAGAGGCGGCAACATTCGAAGCCACAATCAAGGTCACAGGAAAACCTTCCCTTGGGCTGACGGCTTCCGCAGGTCTCTCCGCTCTCTCGCTCACAGGCACGGGCGGGTCATTGTCGCCGACGTTCTCAGCATCCGTGTTCTACTACACCTACGGGGGCGTCTCGGCGACTTCCGTCACGGTCACCGCGACAGCGGCATCTCACACGATTCAACTTTATGTGGACGGGGTGTTTTCGCAAAACCTCACCACAGCGGTTGCGTCCAACTCAATCAGCTTGACCCTCAACGTGGGCAAAAAGTTGACCATTGTCGCGTTTGAGGCAGGGAAGACGTCAAAAACTACTGAAATTATTGTGGTTAAGACGAGTTAACACGGAGCCAGAGGCAACTCTGGCTTTTATTTTTAGGGAGGGACTATGTACACACCAATCGAATTGGACAAAATTAGAAATCTACGCTACGGGATGAAAGCCATCTCGCAGTTTGAGAAAATTTTAGGCAAGAACCTCGCCAAAATCGACATGGAGAATCTCACCATGGAGGAGCAAGCGGTCATCATCTGGGCTGGCTTAGTCCATGAGGACGTGTCTCTCACTCCTGACAGAGTCATGGAGCTTATCGACGAACACTCCGACATCCAGACGGCTCTTGAGACGATGGGGAAAGCATTTGAGTCAGCATTCGGCAAAAAGGAAAAAAACGAACAGAGGGTAGCGAGTTCGAACTAGAAAATGCACTTCGGACTGCTGCCCAGATTGGCTTATCAATATTAGAATTTTGGCAACTTACACCTTTCGAGTTTTCTTGTTTGGTGGAGGCATACGTCGAAAACGAAAAGAAGCATCACGACGAAATGGTCACGCAATCCTATCTCACGGCCTATCTCCACAGGGTGAAAAAGATGCCAAAACTCCAGACAATGCTCATTCAGAAACCAAAGGAGCAGTCTCCTGAGGAGATGCTACAGAAAATCAAAGCCCTCAATGCCCAAATGGGCGGGGACGTATACTAGGGGGTGAAACATGGTCACAAAGAACCTTCTCGTCCGTGGTGGTGCGGACTTTTCGAGCCTCACAAAGTCACTTAAAAAAGTCAACAAAGACCTAGACGGATTCAAGGCCACCGCCACCAAAGCCATGACAGCCATCGGAGCGGCAATCGCCACCATCGGACTCGGCACCATCGTCAAAGATGCAGTCAAGACAGCCATTGGCTTCGAGGCGTCGATGATGCAGATCCAACGGACGATGGGAGAGACTGGCGCGGCGTTTCAAAGTTGGATTGACCAGACTTCCGCATCCATGGGCATGGGGAGAGCGGAGGCGACGAAGTTTGCAAGTGTCTACTCCAACCTTTTAAGCTCGTTTATGTCCGACACCAACCAGATCGCCACACAAACGCAGTCCTTGCTCAAGGCTTCCGCGGTCGTGGCCTCGGCAACGGGTCGCTCGATGGAAGATACGATGGACAGAATCCGCTCAGGTCTCTTGGGCAACACAGAGTCGGTCGAAGATTTGGGAATAAATGTTAATATTGCCATGATCGAAAGCACCGACGCGTTCAAAAAGTTTGCTGGAAGCCGCTCATGGCAACAACTAGACTTTCAGACGCAATCACAAATAAGACTTTTCGCCATTTTGGAGCAAGCGACGAAAAAATACGGCAACGAAATCGCTGATAATACCGCCTCAAGGCAAGCTCAGTTTGTTGCTCAACTGAAAAATATCCAATTAAGTCTCGGACAAGCGTTCCTGCCCATATACAACGCCATCCTACCCGCGCTCACACGCATGGCTCAAGCCTTTGCGAACGTGATGAGTGCCATCGCGGCCTTTAGTCAGGCTCTTTTCGGGGTGCCGAAGGAGGCCAAAAAAGGCGTCGACAACACTGAAAAGTCGGTTGCTGGCCTCGGGGACGCCTACGAGGAAGCTGGCAAGAAAGCCAAGGGGTCGGTGGCAGGGTTTGATGAGATAAATAGTCTCGCTCAACCCTCCGCAGGAGCAGGGGCAGGGGCAACAGCGGCTCCAGAGATGGCCACAGGCAGTATATTTGCAGGGCTTGGCGACAAGACAGCGGAAGTCTCGCAGAAGATGCAGGAGATGGCTGACAAGGTCAAGGGTTCGTTCAAGTCGATGACAGACTTTATCGTCCAAAACAAAGACATCATCCTCGCGGCACTCGCTGGACTCGCGGCAGGGATTGCAACATTCCTAATCATGTCCAACTGGGCATTGATTGTTGCCACTCTAGTCAAGGGATTAGCGGCGATCAGGACGGCCATCTTGACCGTTGTAGCATCGCTCGCTCTATTAAATTTACCTTTCGCTCTTATCGCGGCAGCAGTAGCGGCGGCGGTTGCGGCTTTCGTCTACTTTTACACTACAAACGAAACCTTTCGCGGGGTCGTGGATGGGATTCTTAAGGCGATCGCGGATGCGGCAGTTTTCTTGTGGAAGCAAGTCCTCGTACCTTTTGGGAAATTCCTCGGAGTGTTGTGGAAAGAATTTTTTGTCCCATTAGGAAAGTATTTGTGGGAAATTTTGAAGCCAACCCTTGAGGCACTTTCTGCGGTTTTTATGTTTCTGTGGAAAAATGCGCTTGTCCCAATGGGAAAGTTTATTTTTGAGGTTTTTATCAATTACTGGAAAAGCTTATTCGAATCATTAAACTCACTTTTTAACAATGTCTTAAAGCCCATAGCCACTTTTTTAATCAATGTGTTTGCGCCACGATTCAAACAAGCTTTCGAAATCATGAAAGGCGTGCTGGATGGGCAGAAAACAGCTTTCATCGGGCTGATGAACTTCATTACAGGGGTATTCACTCAAGACTGGACGAAAGCTTGGAACGGGGTCAAAGACATTTTTGGAGGCGTGTTTCAGTCCATGCTTGCATTAGTCAGAAATCCTTTGAACAGCATCATCGACCTAGTCAATAAATTAATCAGTGGCTTAAACAAAATCAGCATCGACGTTCCTTCGTGGGTTCCTGGTGTAGGTGGGGAAACATTCGGCATCAACATCCCCAAAATCCCAAAACTAGCCCAAGGCGGCATCGTCGGCGCAAACTCTCCCATGCTTGCCATGGTCGGCGACAACAGAACTCAAAAGGAAGCCATCGCACCCGTGGACGATCTCATGACGATGATCTCGTCTGCCGTCCTCGCGGCGATGAACATACAAGGGAACCGCACTGGCGACATCGTGCTGAACATCGACGGAGTGAGTTTCGCACGCGTGACCAACCCTTATCAGGCGAAAGAGGCCACACGTATCGGCGCGAACATGATCACAGTCAGTTAGGAGGAGAAATATGGCAGTTATCACAATAGGCTCCACAGTCTTGCCGTCTCCCTCTGACTGGACGGTGGGAGTCATGGACATCTCAAAAGCGGAGCGCAACGCCTCGGGGACGATGATCATCGAGAGAGTGACGACGAAACGGAAAATAGAGTTGTCGTGGAAGTTTCTCTCTGCGGCGAATCTCTCGACTGTCTTAAACGCAGTCGCTCCCGTCTCGTTCAGTGTCACGTACCCTGACCCTGTGACAAATTCAAACCTCACCAAGACCTTCTACTGTGGCGATCGGTCAGTGGGGATGATTGACTATCAAGGCGGGGTCGCGCGCTATAAAGACGTCAAATTTAATCTGGTGGAGTTCTAATGTACCCGACTAGCACCCTCTACGATAACGCAGTCTACGCCACAGCTCGGACTGTCGCAGGTAAAGTTACTTTCGCCATCGTTGACACCACAGCCATCGGGGACATCTCAAGCATCACCGTCACCACGCAAGCGGCCATCTCGAGCAAAGACCAAGTCGCCAACGGGGTGCGGGACATCACTTATAACTTAATGACATGGGAGACGGACCGTTTCAGACTGGATGGGTCGTTTTCATTTCCAGATTCGACGGTGGCTAATAACGGCGAAGTCGGTTACATCTCCAACGAGCTCAGCAACTCGTCTCGGCAATATTCGGCGAATCCCACCATCACGATACTGTTCACAGGCAACCACTCGTCCGCAGGTCTCTCCGTGGAGTTTGACGAGGTCAACAACGAGTACGCAGAGGATTTTGTGATTCGGACTTACAACGCGTCCAACGTGATTATCAACACTGTCACGGTCACCGCCAACACCAAGGCACTCTACACCTACATCGGCAACCTCAACAATTACCGCAAGGTAGAGGTGGAGATTCAAAAATGGTCAAAGGTTGACCGACGTGCAAGGGTACTTGAGATCGACTTCGGCGTGATTCAAGTTTACACCGATGACTCCCTTATCAGGATGAGTCTCATCGAGGATATGGACTTGATCACAGGGACGCTCCCGTCACCAGAGTTCAAATTCACCATCGATAACTCAGCCAAACTGTTTAACATCCTTAATCCCACAGGGTTCTACGCCTATCTCCAAGAGCGTCAACCCATCACCGCACAGCTTGGCGTCGACATCGGCGGGGGATTCTACGAGTGGATTCCTCTCGGGGAGTTCCTTCTACTCGAATGGGTCTCCGACGAGGGGACGCTGACGGCATCGTTTACGGCTCGCACCAATTTAGACTTGATGGCCAATTTTGACTATGAGAGATTGACGACAAATAGCCAAAGTCTCTATGACTTGGCAGAGGACCTGTTCACCGCGGCGAGCATCACCAACTACTCGATTGACACGGCTCTTCAGAGCATCACCACCAACAGCATGGCCAAGAAAACGACGTGTCGCAACGCTCTCCAGATGGTGGCCATCGCGGGCTGTGCCAACATTTTCGTGAGTCGCGACAACACGATCACACTTAAGCAGCTCACTCTCGGGACGGCAGATGACAGGATAGACTTTGACAACACGTATCAAGAGCCAGAGATCACCCTTGACCCCATCGTCAAACAAGTGGACGTGACCTATTGGAGCGACCTTTCAACGTCAGCGGTGTCCACGGTACTATCCTCCGCGACTGTAGGCGAAGTCTTGAAGCTCGACAACAACACTTTTATAAACAACAACACTCGCGGGACTGCGGTCGCAAACTGGATACTCGCTCAAAAAGGCAATCGGGCGAAATACAGAATAAACTGGCGCGGGAACCCTGCCCAGGAACTCGCGGACGTCATCGACATCGAAAACGCCTACACCAGTGACAAAAAGGGATACATCACCAAAAATGACATCCGATATGAAGGCTTTCTCTCCTCCGTAACCGAAGCCAAGGGGGCGATATAGTGGTCACCTACTCGAAAACCGTCTCAGGTACGACCTACACCATCGACGTCAAGACTGACTGGACATCAACCGACGCCATCAACTTTGCAGACTTTAACCGCCTAGAGGACAACATCATCATTCTTCGCAATTTTATCATCGCCATATCGTACAGCGTCCCGTCCATCACGACAGAGACGGGTAGGACAAAGACTTTTCTGGAATATCTCTCCAGCATCAATCGAATCGAGTCGAACTTGCAGACCATCCGCAACAACTCGTTCACGCCATCAGGCTACGGGGGACAAGTCACATGGTCACTCGGCTTAGGGTTTGACTTTGCCCAAGCTAACCGCCTCGAAAACAACGTCTTAAGCCTCTTTCTCGCGGGCGGGAGCGTGTTCGACAGTTTTATTTATGCGGGACAGGTCAACGCTGGCTACTCTCGTGGGGATATCGCACTAATATAGGAGGGGAAATATGCCATACGTCAAAACCACATGGGTGGACAGGCTCGTTCAGTTCCCAGGGAGATTCACCAAGTCCAACGAGACCTCAGGTAGTGTCACGCTTGCGGCTGATCCTGGGACAGTGACCAACGCAGGAACGGCCTTATCAGCAACCAATCTAAACAAAATGGAAGATGGCATCGAGCTGGCCGACAAAAATAGCATCGGCTCGATTGTCTACGGATACAGAAACTTTGGAGGAGGACTCTAAATGCCAGCGAACACGCAACCGATTTTTCCCTTAACTCCCAAGGTATCATGGGGAACCGTCACAACCGCCAACACAGCCAAGGATGGCACAGGCACCGTCGTCACCGTCTTTACCGCAGGGGCTGACGGGTCAAGAATTGACCAAATCAAAGTTAGAGCCTTAGGAACAAACGTGGCGACCGTCATAAGATTTTTCGTCAACAACGGCTCGACCAACGCAACCGCGGCGAACAACTCTCTAGTCCATGACACCACGATCGCGGCTACGACCAACTCCGAAACCGCGGCACTCGTGGACAACAACATCACCATCAGCACTAACACAACCGAAACTGTCCCACCAATTCCTTATCTGCCTGCGGGCTATAAGATTAACGTTACCATAGGTACCACCGTCGCGGCTGGCTTACAAGTCACCGTCTGGGGAGCTGACTATTAATGGGTTTCAATGGATTTTTTAGACCTCGAGTGAGTCAAGTTATCACTCAATTAGACATCGTGGAAGTTGAGTTTCTTGTTGTCGCAGGCGGTGGCGGCGGTGGAGGAATAGGCGGCGGCGGAGCAGGTGGTTATCGCTTCGGAACTCTTTCAGTTTCTCCTAACACAAACTACGGCGTGACAGTTGGAGCTGGAGGTGCTGTGGCTTCCGCTTTTTCAGGAGACGGCACCAACGGAAGCAACTCCGTCTTTTCAAGCATCACTTCCACAGGCGGTGGCGGTGGAGGAGCTGTAAACCTTGCCGCGAGAAATGGTAAAAACGGTGGCTCAGGTGGAGGCTCGGGCATAGATAGCAACTCGCCATATACCGCAGGCACAGCAGGAACAGGCACAAGTGGCCAAGGCTCAAATGGTGGTGTCGCTTCGTTCAATGGTACAGGGACAGTTGGTGGCGGAGGCGGTGGTGGTGGAGCTTCTGCGGCAGGTGGAAACGGCAACAACTCAACTGGAGCTGGCGGCAACGGCGGCAACGGGACATCTTCGTCTATTACGGGGATTCCTGTATTAAGAGCAGGTGGAGGCGGCGGGGGCGGAAATGCGACAACAGGAATTGGTGGCACAGGCGGTGGAGGTAACGGAGGGACGTCCACCGACAATGGGACTGCTGGCAATCCCAATACAGGCGGTGGCGGTGGTGGACGTTATAGCAACTTGACCGCAGGTGGTGCGGGAGGTAGTGGCATTG